ACGGTGCGAATGACCTTCACGTAATCACGGAAAGCTGCCACATAATCGGCCGGGCCATTGGGCGAGCTACTAACCGCCCACGGATACCAGCCTCCATTAAACTCCCATCCTATGCGAATGATGGGGGCCTTATCTATGCGCGATCCAATATCACCGGCAGCATAGCCGTAATACGTATCGTAGGCACCAGTTCCCGCAGTCTTGAGGTCTGCAATGGGAGGATTGGGATATTGCTTCGCAATCAATGGCGCAGACCACAACAGCTTCAAATTTGGATCAGGAGCCCATACTTGAGTGCTATACCACAGCGAGCCATAAAAGTCTGACCAACCATTATCTTGGCCTCCAAATACCAGCGCATAATCAACACTGCGCGGAGCCATAAATGCCTGAAAAGCAGCAAATCCTGTAGGATCACTACCAACGAAGACCCCTAGCTGGTGAGCTTGAGTAGGCGGGGGAGGAAGCGTTAACTGTGCTGTGCATGAAGCTGTCGTCCCACCATTAATTCCGGAACAGGTCCATGCCCACGGCCCCATACCCGTTAGCGCCGTCGCCGTTCCCGGATTGCATAAACCCGTACTCGGAGCGCTTGGAAACGATTGCCCATTTGAAGGCCCGCATACGCCATTAACTGCTACTGGCTTGGGCTTCGGCTGTGTTGCCATACGATAGGGGGGCGGAGGCGGAGGCGGGCACGGAGCAAGGGTTAAAGGTTTGGTGGGTTGAATGCACTGATTACCATCTGTACGAAACCCATTTGTACTATTAGTAATCCAATGCTGCTGCGAACTAGGATTGTCCCAACATCCGCCACCACCAATAGTAAGATCGTTGGTATTCAGACAATACCATCCAAGTCCCTGCGCTTGAAGTAATTTTGAAGTCAGGTAGTAGACCCACAGTTGATTTGCCGAGCCATTGCAGGGATTGAGAGTTGGTACATTCCAAATTCCGGCAGAATAATCCAAACAAGTCTTCCCACCATCCGGCGAAATCTGTCCACTGGTATAAGTTTGTGCTTTTGCCGATACAAGAGCGGCAGCAATCAAAAACAATGCCGCTGCAAATAGTTTCGCTATTTTAGCCATTTTGAAGTTCCCGCTCGTATTGCTCCGTAATCGGCACCAAAGTACAGCGACACTTCGGGTGTTCTGTCGGATGCATAGCTCCGGATGGGAAGGGCTCATCGAGTTCAATCGGCCCGGCATCCTCATTCTCAATGCATATAGGGCACGCATCCGGCGCAGCGCTCCACGCCTTCTTGAGAAAGATCCCTTCCTCGCGCGCTGCCAGATAGCCTTCCAAAGCTCCCCTTCCGTGGGCGTTCATCGTTTCGGTTCTTGCAATCATGATCGCGCGTTCATGACTGAAAGCATAATCCCCTTCGATCTCCTTGATCAGCCCTTGCAGTCCCTTACCGTTCTGCAAGCCCTCGGTGATCGATTGCCGCAGCATTTCGCGCGTTGGCTCGGTGATATTCCACTTGGCGTCGGGATTATCGATGATCTCGCCATCGACGATCTTCTTACCGACAAGTTCGGCGGCGCGGGAAGAAGCGAAATCGAGCACCTTCTGATCGGCCTTGGTAGCTTCGATCCGCACGCTCACCGATGCGAGCGCTTGAGTTGCAGCATCATTGCCGGCGGAGGCTAGCGCAGCCGCCGTGGGCTCGATTGTCGCGACTAACTGATCCAGGGAGAGGGTTTCGATGGCATCAAGCACCGCCTCATAGGCTGGCACTTCCTCAAGCCGGATGCCCTGATCATTTACGGGCGTTGCGTCGGGCTCGGGGGTTTCGGATTTTGCAAACTTTCCAATAGCCTTTTCCAAAGTTCCTTTAACCTCTGTGCCAAGGGCGGCAAGAGCGGTGGTGAAGGTATTCTGGATGTTGATTTCGGCTTCATGGTAGGGCCTCTGCAAAAGTGTCGGCGCGATCTCGCTCGCTTTGTGAACCTCTTCCTTTATATCGTCGTGCCACTTCTCCTTTATCGGTTCAAATTTCTCCGGTCCAAATTCCAAGGTGCCTGTGAAGGGATCTACTTTATCAAGATCCACACCGCTTCCATCATAAGTAATAGTAACATGGGGCTTGTAACTGTCGTAATCATGGGAAGCACCGAAATCATCGATAAATTCATCATGGCGCTGCGACAGATCACCGGAATTGAATTTGAGTACAACAGCCCCTTGATCGCCCAAGGGCTCGACCGTGCGCTTGCCATCATCAGCAATATAAAGGTTATCGAAGGAGTCGGTTAATTCGTTCCAATCTACCTTTGCCTTGCTGAAGAGTACGGTTACATGAATATCATCGGCGGGAAGAGTAGTCTTGAAACCACAAGATTTCGCCCAATCGATAAATTCAGCAGCATTGAGAAGATCGCGCCTTACATATAAGGACTTCTTCTCGCCTCGCTCAATAGAGAAAGGGTGGTGACTGTGTTCGTCTACCTCCGCTTTGTTCGCGGCGGTCGGGCGCTTCTGCGGCTTGCCACTGCTATCGGATCGGCCGTTCGGCTTTGGCATCGGCCCTGCCGCACCCCCGCCGCCGATCGCTTTGGGCGTATTCAATTGCTTTAACTGCGCCTGTGCCAGCTTGGGCACCATCGCCAGCGGGATCGGCCCTTGGCCGGCATAGACCATCGGAATATCGCCGCCTTCGATCGGATCATCACCATCGGCAGCGCGTCCCTCATTCACCGTAACTTGGCCACGTCGCATCTTGCGATCCATGATCTTGTCGCGGGCATCGGGATCGGCATCTTGCCGCTCTACCCAATCAAATTCGAGATCCCATTGGCCAAGATGCTTTTCTTGTTGGATCAGCGCATTCATCAGCATCTTGAACCAGCGCATCAGCGGCATTAACCCTTCGACTACCGCCGCTTCCTGAAGAGTTTGAGCTGATGCGCGGTTCGTCGATTTCGCAATCCATGTCGGGGGCACGTTAAAAGCGAACGATGCCACGCGAGCCAGCCATTCATCGAAATCGCTCTTAAGTACAATCTCTTTCGTCGGGTAATATTTCGATCCTCCGGGTATGAAGCGCATCTTGCGCCGTTCGGCATAATTGCCTGATAGAGTAGAATCAAACAATTGCTGCGCATCTTGGATTTGTGACATGCTCCAATTTTCCGGCACTTGAATTAATGCATCCGGCACGGAGCCGTCAGTAAAATATTGAAGAACGCTGGATTCTCTACGAAGGGCGATATTTATAGTTAAATATATTTGTTGTACCGGGCTCATTCCGTACAACTTATTAACGCGCCTATTTCTCGGTGCGTAAAATAACTCATCGCTTGTGTAATCAAACGCAGGCATTCCATGAATCACCTGTTGATAAGCAGGGCCATCTTTAGGTAATGGTGAGCGTCCCTGTTCGTCAATTACGCGTTTAATTGTTGCGCCGTCAATCACAGTGAAAAAGGTAGATTTAGGATCACTCTTATCTACATATATTGAAGTAGCATCAATCACCAAGCATTGCTCGATAATCTCACGCTGCCATGTTTCGAATGGATGCTGTCCATCAGGGGCTTCAAAAAATGCGGTAGTCTTATCGATACGGTATTGCTGCTCGCGATTGATGCCTTCCTTTCCCGTACTTCCTTTTGGCTTGATGTGAAATTCCATCGCCTCCATCTGATCCTTACGGGTTTCGATCAGAATTCTTGTGACGTCATGGTTCTCCGCTAGCTCGATCAGATCCCAATAAGTAAGCCGCTCATCCTGACGTGGCGTAATGCGGATGTTTTCGCCAACCGTATAATCAAGGATGCGCCCGGCTTGCCCCGGAGGCCCCATCGGCCATTGCGGCTGGCCAGGGCCGAAGAAATCATATTGGCCGATCGGCGCCACGCCCCGCACCTGATAACGGGTCGCTCGCTGTGGCTGATTGGTCGGAACCGGCGATGCGGGCTGCGTTTGTGATTGCGCCATCTAACTTGCCTTTGACAATTCCGCAACAGCTTCTTCGAAATCGATCACCTCGGCTTCTTTAATCGTAAATCCTGACCGCTTCAAGAGATCGGCATGTTTCTTGTCAACGACAAAGCAGCCATCCTCACCGATAAAGATCGGATTGCCCCGCATGTCGTAAATCACGTTGATGCTTACCGTGGGCGGAATTATCTTGATCCCGCCCTCGGCGATCGTCTTGGGCATCTTCTCAATGGTGATCGCCTTGATATGATCGGCGGCTAGCTGCTTATAATAATCAAGTATGCCTGTCGTGCTATCGATAAAGGCGTTGAAAGCTCGCGACGTACTGTCAACATCGTCATCGAGCCCATTCTTATCCTCGGGATTGAAGCCTTCCAGCACGCTCAGCCAGCGTTCATTCCAATCGCCCTGCACGACAAATACCTTACCCGTCTGCGCGATCGAGGAGAATGGCCCAAAGCGCACGCCCTTATCGCCACTCTCGGGTGACGTATCGACAGAAAATCCTTCAAGCGCTTGTCGCAAAGCGCCCTCTTGCCACTTACCCGCTTGGCCAGGATCTTTCGGCAGGCATTGCACCACATCGCGACCATCGCCGGCAGCGATGATCTTCAAATGCTGTTCCACACCAGCCGGTGAGCGGCGGATATAAGTGTGATCGAGAATGTAATAATTGCCTTCCTCATCCTTGCCGATCTTGGTGC